CAGCAAATTACGGTGGGGGGATCGAAGATCTCCCAGGAACGGTCATCTCAAAGAGCGTCGGAGCTCCGATAAACCAATCCAAACTAAAATCATCTGCAGCGCTCGTAAAGACACCAATCCTAGAAAAGGTGTCAAAGCTACCAGTCCCGTCGTCTTGAACGGGAACTGGAACAGAGATTTTCACACTATTGGCCGAGCTCACATATTGAGCCGGCAAACCAAGTGCCATGAAATTTCGTGCACAGCCTAACACGAAATTGAAAGGGAAGAAATATGGGACCTCAACTTCCACCCCTGCATTGGTTGCAGTGGCAAAAACTTGAGACCCATTAGCGCCTTCCCATGCGCTGTGTGGAAAAGCATCCACATCACGGGTGATTGCCACCGCGTCTGTTAAAACAGCGGAGGCCATACCGTAGTTAGCAAGGGCGCCAGAAGCAGTGAGAGTGCCCTTGGATGAACGGGCGTCTACTGCCATACGATATCGTGTACCACCACGAACAGCGACAAAACCTTGGCGGAAGTACGTCACATAAGTGGCATAATTCTTGCTCTCACTGAGCGAGCCAAGGTTAGAGTTGAGCGCGGTCCAATCACCGTCCGCTAGGTCATAAGGGACAGCAGGAAGGACCAAAGTCGCATCCACATAGTCCTCGGTTGTAGTCATGATATAAGTGAGGTAAGGGCAGTCACGCTTGACCACCTGCCTCAAACTAGTAACGACTTCACCAAACGAGGACAATGGGAAGTAATCCGTACTACCCGGCGATGAGAACGATGTGGCACCCTGCAGCGTTGGTGCAGGTACAAGGCCAGACCAATTCTCATTGGTAGGTGCGACATCAGGACCCTGAATGGGTACCTGAAAGAAACCGCCCATAGAGGTCTGCCAATCAGGGGAAGCAGTAAGATAATTCTGAATCCTGTTGGCATATGGGCGAGCTAACTTGAAGTCATCACCTGCCCGAATAGATAACAAAACACTAACGCCCGTCGCAGAGTTTGCAGACAACTCGTTCAAGACGTAAACATTCAGCACACCATTAGCGAGGCCTAAAACAGAAGGAGAGCCCACATTTACGCGGGCAGTACTGAGATATGGCACCAACTGGCACCAAGGAATCTCAATTTCAGCCTCCTGGTCCTCATTAATGTCGAGTATAACGTTGTGCGCAACATTGCTATAATCAGTGCCAGAAGCAGCGGTGCTCTCACGCGGAAAGTACACAATGCGCAACCGGCCCCTGTGAAGCTTTGTTGCAATCACCTTAATGGTAATGGTAATACTACCACTCCAATAAGTGAAGCCTCGACTCAACCAAAACAATGCAGTTGTGCGCCATTTCGTGAAATCAGCGGTACCACCTCCGTAAGTCACCAGCCCAGGTGAAACGGGGATAGAAACCAACTCAGTCCCAACAGCAGAAGCTGGGGCCCAGATAACCGAAGTTAGCGTAGAATTGCGTTTGGCTATGTGCATAATGTCCATGGAGTCTTCTCCAGTGGGCATCCCAATTAATCGTGGGTCTACAGAAATCTCTTGTTTGGGATCAAGAGAAAGCTTGGACGCAGTATCCGCGCCTGCAGAAGCCGCCATACGAGCAAATGGTTCGTTCTTGAACCGCTCAGTATCAGCGATCTGGTTAGGCGCAGAAAACCCAAATAAGGAAGCTATCGAACTGACAGCAGTAGCACCTATTTGAGTGGCCGTCGCAAGCCGACCTATGACGGGGAAATCCTTCAATCGCCCTGCTACACTAGCAATAGCGCTAGCAGGAGCAGAGATCACCCCACTCCCTCTATACTCGTCAACGCCACCCTGCAAGTTGGCGTATGGCGTAGGGAGGTCGAGGACAACATCCTCCATCCAAGCCATAGTACTGATGGTAATAGCATCGTTAACCGTGGAGAAACTCCGCAAAGGGCTAACAACTATCAATCGCAAGCGGCCAAGGCCAAGTCCGCGATGATTAGTCATATTACCGAGAGCACCAGTTGGACTAAGATCGATCCAATTGTTTTGCGAAACAAACGGACAGCAAAGGGTTTCAACCTCGCTACTAGACGGCGTAAGTTCAACATGAGGTTGTTGAGAAGCGCGCGTGTAGTCGAGCTCAGCCATTTCACGATAGTCCGCAAGCGGCTCATAGGCTCCATATACGAGTCCGTACTGGAAAGCCGAGCCGTTGATAAGGAATCGTATCTTGAGGCACCCACGGAGTAGCTGATAATAATCAAGCTTAGAAGAAACACCAGGGTTATTAATAAACAACTCCCAAGGATTAATATCAACCAAGATGGCATCCGCGGGTGAAGTAGATGCCCAAGTATATGTGTTGATGAGCACTGGCCGTTCAAGAAACCTACCAATCTCAACCTGGTGCGGCACTGGGGGGCCGCCAAGCAGACTCCCACTCTCGACTTCAACGTTAGAGACATCGTGGGTATCCATGAAAGTAACCGTCTGCTCAGTTGTAACTTCCATAGGAGGCATGGTAGCCTCCGTTTCAAAATTTGTATTTGTAGTATGCTGCTATGAAGCGTAATGGGGCCAGCACAAGCCCCACCCGCTGGGTTAGCCCGTAGGTGACCAAACCTTGTTACCAGCTGTTAAGCCGGGGTCCACAAAAACAAGTAGCGTGTGCACGGGCATCACACTTATAACTCTGTAGTCATTGCATGCATTCTTCAACGTCACCCCCACGTGCATGCGGGGAGCGGTTACATCAACCAGCTAAAGAGCCTCTCATCCTGCTCAATGAACATGTCCTGCCAGTAGGCAAACTCATAAACATCGGCCCCAGAATTCCGAGGTAAATTTTCATAAATCATCTGTGCCGCAACGCGGTAAACCTCCTCACCATGTTGAAACAATTCCCGTTGGGCGTTGTCAACAACAATGGAAAGGTGTTGGCGATCTGATAGCTCCGTGGGAGGTATGAACGACAACATCTTTGTGATCGATGAAAATCGTAATGGGGCAAAGACCCATTCAAATTTAGAACAGTGCCTAAATCTACGGCCAAGAAAGGTTATTTCAGAGACGGGTTTGAACCCACCTTTTGTCTCTTTATCGCCAGAAGTGATCGTGATATCAATTTCTTTGAGGGCTGATTGGAAGCGCTCAAAGTTAAATTGCTCCTCAAGATCAGAGCTAACGCGACAAATCCCATCGTCCCCA